TATATAGATTACGGGCAAGGACTAGAGACCTTGAGAGAAATAATGACTATGTAAGAGAATTTGTTCGAGAAGTAGAGCAAAATGTCGTAGGCCACAATGGTATAAAACTTCAATGCCAGGCGATGACTAAGTATAAGAATTTGCCAGACTCCAGCCGAAACACAGAAGTGGAGCAGGCTTGGGAAAGATGGGGCAAAATAGCAGGCGTAGATGGTTCTAATTTTAGGGACATTTGTAAGTTAGCGATTAGAAGGGTTGCTGTAGACGGCGAAGTATTAATAAGAATGGTTAAAGGATACGATAACCCGTATAATTTTGGTTTGCAGGTATTAGAAAGTGATTTATTGGACGAAAAACTATACCAAGATTTACCCAACGGCAATTCAATAGTAATGGGCGTCGAAAAAGACACATACGGTAAGCCTGTGGCATATTGGTTATTTGATAGATACCCGTATGATGTAAGCGTGCAAGGTATAAAACACGTAAGGGTGCCAGCGAGCGAAATAATCCACCTTTTTATAAAAGAAAGACCTACCCAGACAAGGGGCGTGCCGTGGTTTGTATCGGCGATAATTAAACTCCGAATGCTTGGAGCCTATGAAGAAGCAGAGCTTGTCGGTGCGAGAATTGGAGCGGCTAAAATGGGCTTCTTTATTCAGAGTTTAGAAGGGGCAGAATACACAGGAGACAAAGAAGAAGATGGCGAAATAATATCGGAAGTGGAGCCTGGAATATTAGAAAAATTACCACCAGGCGTTGATTTTAAGCCTTTTAATCCAAGCAGTCCAAATACACAATTCGAAAATTTCAATAAAGCTTTATTAAGAGGTATTTCGTCGGGAATAGGCGGAGCCTATAACACAATAGCTAATGATTATGAAAGTGTAAACTATTCTTCTTTAAGGGCTTCAGAGTTAAGAGTAAGGGAGTTTTGGAAGGATATCCAAGAATGGTTTATAAGTAACTTTTTAGATAGAGTTTATAACGAATGGCTGTCTTTTGCTATTTTATCCAACCAAGTAAGTATTTCATACGCGGACATAAATAGATTTACTAATGTAAAGTGGCAGGCGAGACGATGGGGCTGGGTTGACCCACTAAAAGACGCGCAAGGCAAGGTTTTAGAGTTAGATAATGGGCTAACCACAAGAACCCAGATATTGGCCGAGCAAGGAATAGATTTTGAAGATTTGTTAAAGCAAATGGCAGAAGAAAAAGCACTTGCCGAAAAATATGGCATAGATTTAAGCCTCTTGACGAGTAAAAAGATAACACCTCCACCAATTAACCAAGAGGCACAGGCAGGAATAAATGGCGAAGCGGGAACAGACCAAAGCCAAGAGCCAAATAATCAAAACGGGAATTAAGGGGGCGAATAATGGCAATAGAAGTAAACACTAAAGGCGTTAGCCACGCAAAAAGCCTAATTAAGGCGGGTAAAGTAGACAAAGCAGGTTCGTGGAGTTTTGAGGCCTCAGATGGCAATAAAATATTAGGCGATGATAATTGGAGCGAATACGAAAAATGGTTTTTAGCAATAGACACTGAAGCCAGTGAAGAGACCAAAGATAGATATAAATTCCCTTTTGGTAAAGATGGCAAGGTTTTTAGAAGTGGTGTTATAGCGGCCAAGCAAAGAGCGGCGCAACAAAGCTATGATAATATAGTAAAAGTGGCAGACGAGCTTTTAAATTTGATTGATAAAAATGAAAAAACTCTTAAATTGCCTATGCAGGCAAGAAGTTTTATAATAAGGCAAGCCGATATCGACCAAGACCAAAGGACAATAACTTTCCCGTTTAGTTCGGAAGAGCCCGTCGAAAGATGGTTCGGAGTGGAGACACTAGACCACAGCACAAATTCGGTTGACTTGTCAAGAATGGACGGAGCCCCGCTTCTTTTAGACCACGACCCGACCAAGCAAATAGGTGTTCTCGAAAAAACCTGGATTGATGGTTCTGTTAAGCGAGGCTACACGACGGCGAGATTTTCGAAAAACCCTTTAGCGCAGGAGGTTTTGCAAGATGTAATTGATGGAATAAGACGGAATGTAAGTGTCGGATATAGAATTAGCGAAATGGTTTTAGAAAAGCAAGAGCAGGGGCAAGATTTTTACCGTGCCACAAGCTGGCAACCGCTTGAAGTGTCTATTGTGTCTATACCAGCTGACCCGACGGTTGGTATCGGAAGAAGTGAAGAAATGGAAGCAAGAGTAATAAATTTAATTAAAAAAGATAAGGGGGTTGAAATGCAAGAAAAAGATAGCGTAAAAGTGGAAGTTAATGAGAATGAAATCAAAAAAAGGGCTGTAGAAATGGAGCAAAAAAGAGTGGCAGAAATTTTAGCTATAGGCGAAGAGCACAATTGTTTAGATTTAGCTAAAAAATCTATCCGAGATGGCATAAGTGTAGACGAATTTAAGGGGTTAGTTCTTGAGAATATATACAAGGCAAGGAAGGTAGAAGATATTAACCCTAATATCGGATTAACTGAAAAAGAGGCAAGAAGCTTTTCAATTGTAAGGGCAATCAGAGCCTCTGTCGATAATAATTGGAGCGAAGCGGGTTTCGAAAAAGAAGTTAGCGACGCAGTAGCCAAGAAATTGAATAAAAGGGCGCAGGGTTTTTATATACCAAATGATGTTATGACTACGCCATTGCAAAGGGATTTAGGCAAAGCTGTAGGCACTGGTTCTAATTTAATAGCCACAGAGTTGCTAACATCTGAATTTATAGAGCTTTTACGCAATAGAATGATGGTTCAGAAGATGGGCGCGAGAGTTTTAAGCGGTTTAGTTGGAGACATAGCAATACCACGCCAAACTGGTGGTGCCGTAGCCTATTGGCTTGCTGAAGAGTCAAACGTAACCGAGAGCGACCAAACCTTTGACCAAATAGCGATGACTCCAAAGACCGTAGGGGCAATGACGCAGATAACGAGAAAGTTGCTTTTGCAGTCCTCTATTGATGTAGAAGCTTTTGTAAGAGCCGATTTAGCCCTTATTATGGCTTTAGCGGTAGATAACGCTTGCATAAATGGAACTGGAACGGGCCAACCCAAAGGTATTTTAAATTATTCTGGTATCGGAGTTGTGCCTATAGGTGCGAATGGCGGGCAAATAGCTTATAATAATATTATTGAGTTGTGGGCCTCTGTAGCAAACGCAAATGCCGATTTAGGGGCTTTAGGTTGGCTAACCAACTCTAAAGTGGTTGCCAATATGAAAGTAACACCAAAAATAAGTGGTTCTAATTATCCTGTTTTCTTATTAGATAACCTACCAGATAAAAATGGCTTAACAACCCTTGAAGGTTTAACTTGTGGAGTAAGTAACCAAGTGCCTTCCAACCTGACAAAAGGCACGGGCACTAATTTATCGGCCTTAATTTTTGGCAATTGGAACGACCTAATTATCGGCCAATGGGGCGCTATAGATGTTTTAGTTGACCCATACACGGCTGGTGCAAGTGGTAGTATAAAGATAAGATTGTTGCAAGATTTGGATATTCAAATAAGACACCCGCAATCCTTTGCCGTAATTAATGATATAGTTGCATAAGAGGGGCTTACCCTCTTATTTTTTTGGAGGTGGTAAAGAATGAAGGTTAGAATCTTGCAAGACACTATAGCTGAAGGAAGAAGCCTTTTTCAGGGCACAATAACAGAGTTAAGCGATGAAGAGGCAAAAACCTTAATTAAGATAGGGCGGGCTATAAAGTACGTAGGCAAAGAGGCTGATAAAGAGCCTGAAGAAGTGGCTGAAGTTAAAGAGGCAAAAGACGAGCAAAAGAGTAAAAAATAATGCCAGACGAAAATTTGTTTACCCCGTTTCCCGATAGCGATATTTTTGTAAGCGATTTTGCTATAGAAGGAACGCTAAACAATACACCTGTTAAATTAGTCCCCTATAAAAAGTATTTTATAACTGATAAGTTAGGCGGTGAAGCGGGTGTAGCAACCTATATTTTAAAAGCCACATTAAAATACCAAGACGCCTCCAATGTAAAGGTAGGCGATATTTTAACATTTGGAGCCAAAAGCTATAATGTGATAGAAGTTAATAACGAGGGGGCGGGATTAATAAGCATATCTTTAGGTGAAATATGAAAAGGCAGGCTATTATTGATTTTTTAGACGCAAACCTTAGGCAAATATTAGTTTCTAATGGTTTTAACACAGACGCAGGTAAGAATGTTTTTGATTGGAGAAGCTATCCTATAACCGCAAAAGAAATCCCCGCAATAGTTTACAATGATAATTTGGCAAAAATAGATAAAGAAGGGCCAATCGGTTTTTTTAGATGGATTTTAAGGGTGCAAATAGCATATTACGGCAACACAGCCAAAGATGTAAGGAACGGCATAGCGGATATTTTAAAGGTTATAAAAATTTGCGATAGTTCTAAATTTGGCGGGCAGGCGGTAGATGTTTCTTTGGCTGTAGATAGTAGTGAAATGGTAATCGAAAGGCACAACACAGAAAGTGGAGCTTCTTTGGTTGCCGTAGAAATAATTTACGACGCGCCGTTATGGGAGACATAGACTTGTCCGCAGAAAAAGAGTTTATAAGCCAAAGAGAGTGCGAAATTCAAGTTGCTAACTTGAAGGCAAATTTTAATGGCTTAAAGGAAGATACCGACAAACTCGTGAGTGATATAAAAAAGCAGATTGATAAGCTTGAAGCAAAATTTTGGGGTATCATAGGCTTATTATTGGCAAACTTAGGAAGTATAATCGTTTTATTATTGAAGAAATAAAGGGGGTAAAATGACGCAAGCGATTGGTGCAAAAAGTAGAATTATATACCAGCAAGAGACGGCCTTTAGGACTTCCCCGACACCTAACGCAAATCTCTTGTATTTCGAGAGCGAGACTTTCCAGTCCTCGAGAAATCTTATCGATAGTAAAGTAATAAGAGGGTCAAGGGACGCCACCAAACCAGTTATAGGCAATAAAGATGTAAAAGGCACTATTAAAACGGAACTTCAGGCCTATATCGGAACGCTTCTTAAAGGGGCATTAGGTAAGGCAGTTACCACAGGGACGGGGCCATACACCCACACAATTACCGTAGGCACCTTACCAAGCTTTATTTTGGAGAAGGGCTTTACCGATATCGGAGAATATTTTCTATACAACGGTTGTAAGGTTAATAAGTTAGATTTGACAATAAAACCTGAAGGCTTCCAAGATTTAAGTTTAGAATTTATTGGAGCAAAAGAGACTGTGTCTGGCACGAGTTTTGACGACACCCCAAATGATTTGACGAAAGTTTCTTGGACGGGCTTTGATATAGCCTATATAAAAGAAGGTGGAACACCTATTGCAACGGTAACGGAAGCCTCTTTGAGTATAGAAAATAACCTTGACGCGTCGGTTTATGTAATAGGCGGGCAGGGCGAAAGGTATTCGCTACCTGAAGGAATTGTTAAGGTTAGCGGCAAAATAAAAGCCTTATTTGATGGTATGAGTGTATTGCAAAAGGCTATAAACTCCCAAACCTCAAGCCTTGAGATATCCTACTCTTTAGGAACGGGAGACGGGACAAGCGGGAATGAGGCTTTAGATATTTTAATACCAGAATTGTTATATTCTCCAGAAAGCCCTAAAATAGCGGGGCCAGGCGGGATATTTGTAGAGTTACCTTTTCAGGCTTTTTATAGCACGAATTCGACGGGTTCAAGTATCCAATTTACACTAAAATGCACGCAGGCGGTGTTATGAAGTATGAAATAAACGGCAAAAAATATATCCAAAAGCCTTTAGTTATAGGCCAGATTAAGCAGATAGCGGGTTTATTAGATGATTTCCAGATGAAAGAAACACCCTCAACGATGGATTTTATTAGTGCTTTAGGCGATAAATTACCCAACTTTTTTGCGATTATTTTAGTTGAAGAAGGCAAAAGCCCTAAAGATAAAGATTTAAATTTGATGGCTAAAGATTTAGAGCAGTGCAGTTTGGAGACGGCAATAAAGGTAATTGATGATTTTTTTTCTTGCAACCCGCTGTCTTTAGTGTTTCGAAAGGTAGCAGACTGGACGAAGGCCCTGACAAAAGTGTCGTAGAGACATTAGACGAAGTGGTTCTTTATTTGACTAAAGGCGATATCACAAAGCGGGATTTAGTAGAATGGAATTTTACCCTAAAAGAAGCCGAAAAGTATCTAAAGTATATAATGCGAGAAATATTATTCAGAGAAAGTGTAATTGCTTTTTTAATAGGCGAGACAGAAGAAGAAAAAAAAGAACGATACCAAAAGGAATACGAGAGGGCTTGCAAGATTGCGGGCCGAAAAAGTGGTAAAATAGAGGTAATAGATTGGCAGACAACGAAGTAAAGCTAATTATAAATGCTATAGATAACACAACACAAGCCTTTAATAATCTCCATAGCAATTTAAAAGGGTTGTCTAATGAAGTAGCCGAAGGGATAGCTAAATTTACCGAGTTAGCCATAACTGTTTACGAAACACTTGAAAAAACGGAAGAGTTTATCACTGAAGGCTATAAGGCTGTAGACGAATTTAATATGAGTGTATTAAGGACGGCTACGGTTTTAACCCAATTAAAAGCCTCGCAAGATAAAAGTTTAGACACTAAAGAATATTATGAAAAGGCGAAAGAATATGCAGAAGGACAGCAAGAAATAGCCGAGCAAGTAGCGAGCAAATCTATAGCCTCTTTAAAAGATATTGAAAAAGAAATATTTATAATTAACCAACACGGGCTAACGATAAGTGCCTCTAAAGAAAGTATCGACAGTTTAGTTACCTTATCTAACGCTATCCAGATTGTGTCTTTTACGGCCAGAAGTTCTCTTAAGACTTTGCGAGAAGAGACGGAAGGCCTGTTAGACGCTGATATAAAGAAATCCCAGTTAGCAAAGCAGATAAACGAGTCTATGGGTGGAGACAAAGACCATAATGTTTTGGCCGAGACGATTAGAATGTGGGAATCGCAAGGCAAAAATGTTATGGTTGAACTAGCCAAGTATATGCAGGGCTATAATGCCTCAGCGAAAGATTTTGAGGGCACTTGGGTAGTAATAGAAAACCACCTTTCTACCATAAAAGATGAAATGATGAGACTG